AGTGCTTGCACCGCCTGAAAAGGCTGCTGTGGTTAATCCAGCCCCGCTCGCAGTTGTCGTCAGACCGGTTAAAGCAGAAACACTAGATGACATCGCTCCTGATGTTAAAGTTCTTGCCGCGACCTGCTTACCCGCTACAGACATTGCCGAACTCACTAAGGTGCTTGCTGACTGAGCTGTTTGATAAGCTTTGTAGGCGCGGTAAGCGTTATAACCTAGTGATCCAATAGAAACAGTATGTGACACTGTTTTCACTTGAGCACTTTCACTTTTACCAGTGACGCACCAAGTCGCGAAATGCTCGCAATTGTTGTGAAAAACATTGTACTTATCCTCACCTAGTCGAGATTTAGCTCTCTTGACGATGTCTACATTAGAGTAAAGACCCGAGGAGGAGAGGTGTTCTATTATCTTTACTGTTTCTTGATTTTGATTGAACTCGTCAAAAGTAGTCTCGCAAATTCGGCCTTTATTTAGCCCATTTGCCAACCCGGAGTAATGGATAACCTTTCCACCACCGATATAAATACCGTGATGAGTATATCCGGTTCGCTTTGATGAAAGATGAGCACCAAGGTTAAACATGAAAATCCCCTTTTCAAGCTAATTGTCATCTAAGAGGTTATACCCGAATTCTCCTACGGTATATAAAAATCAGTGATAAATAATGGACACAATAAATTTTCTACAAATTAGCCTTACCTTATTAATAGGCCATGCTTGCTTCTATCATGCAACTGACTCAATGTGATCCACTCCCCCTTATCTGTGAACATATTTCCTAGTTCCAACTTGCCACTTCGGTACATTCGCCCGCGTTCTGGTCCCAGTATCTGATCCTGTCGCTGCGGCGACTGGCGGGCCAGCCAGTCCAGATAGCTGGTATCCGCCGGAATCTGTCCGTCCATGCTGGCGCGGGTGCCTTCATCCATGTCATCTGCATCTATGCCCAGTTCGCGCCACGATTTGGTGATAAGCGTTTCGGTTGAGCGGCAGCAGAAATGGATGCGGCCCGGTCCCTGAAGGTAGGGCACCTTGTGACCGACGGGCTTGTTATCCAGGGTGTAACGCAGGCGATCACGGATGATGCATGTCGGCGTGGTTTTGTTATCCAGCGTGGAGAGCCACTGTTTGCCCCTCAGAATATCGCTGTTGGCCTCCGCGAAGCTGGCCCGCGCAGTAGCCGCCAGGTGGTACACCGCCGTTTTGGTGATGCTGGTGGCGTTGGCCCGGCTCATCTGCAACGCACCATCGCGATAATCCCTGGCAGCCTGCCCACGTACCTGCCGCGCGATGGTTTCTGTGGTATCCCCCAGCAGATAGCCCCGGCGCACCGCATTGATGATACGTGTCATGCGGTCGGCTTCAAGATTTCCAGCCCACTCGCTTAGCAGGCGTCCCTGAAAGGGCTCCAGCGTCACACCCTGTAACGGATAACGCTCTTTGACCGCTTGCGGCAGAAGCACATCAAACAGGCTCAGCTGATAACCCGCCTCGTGCCCGGCCAGCTGCAAAAGCTCATCCGCCAGGCTGTTCTGCATGCCTGCGATAGCCTGCTGGTTAAGCTCGCGCACGCTGCCGAGCAGGCTTTCAAGGCGGCTCACCGTAAACTGGCTTGTGGGCAGGCTGTCCATCGCCACCAGCAGGCGTGCGGTAAGTTCGGCGTCGCTGTCGTTTAACAGCTTCACCATGCGGTTTGCCACGCCGGTGCTGTAGCGGCTGATCCAGACGGTGTGAGCTATGGCTTCATCACGAAGCTGGTCATTTACCGTTGCCATTGTTACCGCCGATCAGGGTGGGTTCAGTGTTATGCAGCTCGTCAATAATATCGTCCGGGCTGTCTGCCGGGTCGATGAGGTCAAGCTTCTGGAGCGCCCGGACCATATCGGTATCGCGGATTGCGCCGGACTGCCAGGCGTTCACAATGGCCGTCACCATGCCGGACTCAGCAACCTTCGCGATAAACTCCTGGTTGATGGCATAAGCTGCCTTTTCGTCACCGACGCCCAGGTATTTCGCGCAGCCGATCGCCAGCGTGTACGCTTCCGAAACGTTTGACACGCAGACGCCGAGTACGGATGTCGAGGATGTTTGCTCACCGCTGGACTGGGTTGCGGTCTTAACGGCTGCGTTCTGCTCAATCAGGCGTGCGCCCAGCTGCACCATGTAATCACGCTTGCTGTCCATCGCCTCTTTCGCCAGCATATTGGGCTGCGCCTGGGCATAACCAAAGTTGCCCTCTTTCGGCAGAAGTAGCGGCGAACGTGAACCTATTTTGACTCCTTTCTTCTCCAGGTGATCGCGCCATCCTTCGTCCAGCCCTGTCATGTACGGCTGCACCTGCCCGCAAAACCACACGCTGTCTTCGTAGTCAGCGCTGTTTCGGTAATGGCCATGATTGATTTCCACCAGCGCCGCCAGTGGAGAGTCATCAATAGCGGGATCGTTGTTCTGCGCGCCGACAAAGGTAAACGGGATCTCGTCCCAGCTGTCTTTGCCTTTGGGTTTCGGCTGATACTCACTAGTGACAGCGTACGCGCCGGAACCCGACTCGCCGCTGCGACGCCAGACGCGGCAGATAAAAACACCGTTCACCAGCACCAGCTCACGGTACTGAATTTCATCCTCGAACGCGTAGCCGTTTTCTTTCTCCACGCACTCGCGCAGCACCACCAGCACCAGTCGATCGCGTCCGTTAATACGCTTCGTCCGCCAGTTGATGATGTTCTCGGCCAGATAACGCAGGATGATGGCCTGGCCGCTGCCTTCGGCGTAATCGACATAGAGCCCGTCGCGGGCCACTTCCAGCACGTTCTCTGTCACCAGCTGCGACTGCTGATAAATGCTGGTGCCAGCGCCGTCGGCATTCTTCAGCAGATAGCTCAGCTTTTCCGGCGCGGAGAAAGTCGGATCCTTTCTGAATGCCAGTCCCAGCAGACCGATTTTCGTGTTGCCTGTGATGGCATAAAACACGGCGCGGCTGAGATAGTCATCATTGCGCCTGCGGTTGCGCATGCTCTTGTCTGTGGGATCGAGCAAAGGCAGGTAGTTATTGCCCGCCGCCTTTACCGCTTCTGCACCTTTGCAAAAATCCCTGATTTTCTTCCAGACAGCGCAAGCCGCCCGGTGTTCAGGACGAACCCAGGTGATGTCGTTATTAGCCATATCAGAAGGTGGTATCCATAGTGATTGAGTAAGCGGGCTTGATAATCGGGAACTGCTTCACGATGTAATACCCACCAGCATCGTTGGGGTGATCGTTGTCGGCTGATTTGTCCGGCTCGCCGTTCGCCGCCCATACCTGCTGTTCC